TGAAATTAATTTTTCATTCGACCATGCAAATAATACCTTTAATTTTAATCAAACAGGTAATGACAATTATATTGGTTGGGTTTCCTATTGGGGTTCAGGTAAAGGTTGGGGTGGTGATGTAGATGGAACCGGTAATGTAGAAAATGTTTCACAAACTGGTGGTGCGACATACGGAAGACATATATGGGACGATAATAATACTATTGATGTATATCAAAATGGAACTCATACCTTTAATATGGATGTTCATGTTGCTGATGTTGAAGTTGATTTATGGCAAGAAGGAACTGGCAGCCATTATGCTCATGTATATTTTTATGGTACAGCAGACGGCTCAATAGCAAATGTCATGCAAAAAGGTAATGCAAGTCATAACGCTCAAGTTGTTCTCGAAGGGACAGAAGAAACAACTCTTAATTTACTACAACAAGGTGCTACAAATCAAGCGTATTCACTAACACAAAACTGTAATACAGTTGGTGGTTGTAGTGTATCAGTGACTCAAGGGAATTAGGTATTACACTTTTTAGATTATATGAAATATTTAACATCAATTTGGACGAGTATTACACTTTGTATTACACTTTTGCTCGTAAGAGTATACGACCCACAATTAGTAGAAGAGTTCAGACTCAGTATCTTTGACCAATATATACAATCACTTCCAGTCGAACATTCAAATGATATTGTTTTAATTAATATTGGCGAAAAGTCATTAGAAAAATATGGTCAATATCCATGGCCAAGACAATACTATGCACAAATGATTTCTGATATAAGAAGTGCCAATGCTGGTATGATTGGATTTACTATTATGTTTCCAGAAGCAGATAGGTTTGGTGGTGATGAAGTCTTTGCCAGCTGGGTAAAAGATAATGGAATTATATTATCGCAAGATGCAGATTCTGAAGGAAGGTCTGAAAAAGCACCTTATGTAGGATATGCAACATTTGGATATAGTGGTAATGTATTGGATTTAACTTATCGCTATGGTGGATTAATTACAAATATAGAATCACTTGAATCAAATGCTTGGGGTGCAGGATTATTAAATGGCGCGCCAGAAGTTGATAATGTAACAAGAAGAATACCTTTAATGTCACAAATCAATGGAGATTTATATCCATCGTTTGCCTTAGAAACAATAAGAGCAATCAATGATAAAAAGAGTTATACAATAAAATTAAACGAAACTGGTATCGAAGAAATTATATTAAGACCTTTTCAGATACCTACAGATTCAAATGGAAGTATTTGGTTAAAATGGAATACACATTTCCAGGAAATAGAATATGATGGAACACCACTTCCTAATTTAGAAGGTAAAACTGTTATTGTAGGGGTAACCGCAAAAGGTATTGTTCCACAAACTCCTACGCCTGATGGATTAAAATATCCACATCAATTACAAGGTAATGCCTTACAAACTATTATGTCAGATAATCCCATATCAAGGCCACAATGGACCTATCCTATGGAATTAGCTTTAATGGTTGCTGGGGCTCTTCTGATAATATTATGTGTTTATTATGGTCCTGTCTGGCTTGGGCTTGTATCCTTCTTCGGTTCCGTTGTTGGCGTTGCGTTCGCCTCTTATTACTTCTGGACCTCAACTAGTATACTCCTTGACCTAAGTGGTGCACTTATATTATATATACTTTCTTTTACCTCATCAGCATTCAATAATTTTTATAAACAATTTAAATTACGACAACAAGTAAAGAAACAATTCGGTACATATGTATCACCAGATTTAGTAAAACAATTACAGAAAGACCCATCGCTTCTACGCCTAGGTGGCGAGAGAAAAGAAATGACATTTATGTTTATGGATATCTGTGGGTTTACTCCTATATCAGAACACTATAAAAACAATGATGACCCGGAAGGGTTAGTGATTCTTATAAATAACTATTTGGATACTATGACAAAAATCGTTTTAAAGAACGGTGGCACCATAGATAAATTTATGGGTGATTGTATCATGGCATTTTGGAATGCTCCACTTGACTGTGAAGACCATGCTGATAAAGCTGTGCAAACATCTATTGAAATATGCGAGGCTGCAGATGTACTTATACAACACCTTGAAGAGCAAGGTTTACCTAGGATTGATATTGGTATTGGTATCAACACAGGTACATGCATCGTCGGAAACATGGGCTCAGAATCTAGATTTGACTACTCCGTTATCGGAGATGCCGTCAACCTTGGGGCTAGACTCGAGGGACAAACAAGAAATTATGATGGGGTTCGAGTGTTGTTGGGACCAGAAACTTATCGAAGCTGTAAAGACAGAGCATTCTCTGAAGTCGATAGAATCCTTGTTAAAGGAAAATCCGAGAAAGTTACAATATACACACCAATCTGATATAAGTAAACAAATATGGTATACCTGGTATCTAGTAAATGCACTAGATGTTTATTCAACAATACAAGGATTAAAATATTCTTGTATAACTGAAGCTAATCCAACTCTACCAAAAGTCCCTCATAGAGACCATTTAATTATTCATAAAACTCTTTTGCTTTCCACCGTATTTAATCCTTATATAAATTATTGGAGTGAGACTCAGATAAATATGTTAAATTTTAGCATAGGGCTTGCTGTCATTAATAATATTAAACTTACAAATAAAGCAAAAAACAATCCTAATACCTGCCCTAAAAGATAAAAAAATTATATATAAAATTTATATACTTTAATTTAACTAGCGTGTTTACTTTTGCTATAGTCGTGGTATAATAACACTATATTAAATGATAAGGAGATAATATGGATTTAACAAAAACACTAGGTGAATACGATTCAGTCAGATACTGGCAAAGTGGTAAGCTTTACGATGGGTTTATTACAAAGGTAAATAAAGATTTTATCGAAGGTAGATTTTGTGAAACAAATGAATATGGCGAGAAATTTGGAGTATTCTTTAATACAATAATCTACAGACAATCATTTGAAGGTTTAAACCTCCAATGGTTTTATGAAGGACAAGGCGGAGACAACTCAGCAATCGGTTGTGCCGGATATTGGGAAGAATTTAAGGTTGCATAAAAAAACCAGTTTCGATTGGAGGGAATAAGGTCTGTGAAAGCAACACCTGAATCAGCGACATACTGACTGTTAGTAAGGAACGCGACCAGAAGCAGCGACCTCCAATCACCTTTTATATTATGAACAAGAAAATTAGACAAAGACATAAAGAAACCGCAATGGTTGTATTCACAGGATTATTAATTAACTATCCAGTGAATTTATTTCTTTTATGGTTATTCATATCAGTTATGGATATTAAAGACCCACTCACATTAAGTATACTCATATCGTTCTTTTTAACGATAGTTGCTTACATCCGTGTGTTTATTGTAAGAAGTTATTATGACAAATAAAGTTTTGTTACAGGAGTGTTACATTTATGTTACTTTTGTGTTACTTTTAACATAGCGTGTTTACAAATGGCTAAAAATGGTGTATAATAACACTATAATTTAATGATAAGGAGAAAAAATGTCAAATCATATAAACGAACAAATCCTCGAAAGAATTTCAGAGGATGTAGAGCAAATGTCCACTAGCCAAATTCTAAGAGAATTAGATGGTGGAATGAAACCAGGTATTTGTGAATCCTGGGATATGAGAGTCGGAATGACCGACAGAAACTGGGCTGTAGAATCTTTAATAACTAAAAGATTCGAAGCTATGCCGGAGGGTCCACAATGAAAAACATATTATCACTAACACATCTTGCTACAAATATACCTGTAGACATTGAATTGGATTTAGTTGAACTGGCTTGGGCTAGAGATAAAAATCCAAAAACCATAAATGAATCCTGGGATAAATTATGTGAATCAGTTAAAGTAAGAACTGGCCATGATATACCAGGTAATTTTCAATTAAACACTTTAGGAGGAAATCCATGTCACTAACAAAGACTAATACATTCGATGACATTAAAGCAATGTTACAAAAAGAAAAAGAAAACCTAGAATTTCAAAAAACTGTTAAAAAGGTTTATAGTAAAAAACCAATTAATTATAATAGGTTAACACAACAAGTAAAAAAGGCTGCAGCGACAACCTCAAGCTTGGAATGTTTTAAAGAAGAAAACATGTATTATTCAGAAAAGGATACTGCAAGGTTTTTAGAAAATACATCTTATGTAGATGCCTATAATGCTAATAAATTCGCAGATGGAGATTATTAATGAATAATGTAATTAGAAGATGTATCGCTCTAAAAGAAGCAAGAGATAGAGCACAGGACCCAGACTTTAAATTGTTATGGGAACAAAAGAGATTGGAATTAATTAAACTTGCAGAGAGAGGAGGAGTTACAAGTGAGTCAATACAATGATAGAGTCGAAAGACAAAGACAAAAGATAGCAGCAGAGGACTGGGCGGCAAAGGTAAAAGCCATTCATGCACATTCACTTGGTTCAATGTATTACGATACCAGACCAGAGGATACTGAAGATGGTAAAAGTGTCCTTGATGTAGAGTATAATTCTGGCAGAATTGAAAGAACTTTGGATTCAGGTGAAAAATTTATCTTTACAAATTATGAATTAAAAGGTGAAGAACTCATCAGTGCATTTTCACAAAATAATTAACATTACGTGTTTACATTGAGCCCTAGTTATGGTATAATGGTACCATCAAATGATAAGGATAAATTATGAAAAAAACTAAAAGAAGTCCGGTGAGTACTCTAACTCACACAACCAGAGAAGTGGCAATTCACTTCCTCGCATGGAGAGAAAAACTAAGAAATCAATCGATGATTGGTCATAATGGTGGCCCAAAGTAATGGGGGCGACTAATTTTTATATGGGTTCATTACGATATGACCCAACAGGTAGGAAAAGAAAAAAGCATGCCTCTAACAGAGTAAAGAAAAAACCTGTTGAGTTTAAGCCGATAACCGTTGAGTTATCTTCTCTTGACCGAATAAGAGCCAGACAAGCAAAACAATATAAGTCCATAATGGAAGAATATATGCAGACTGGTAATTATCCTGATTCAAATACAAGTAAAAAAGAAACAATGAAATACACTGGAACATTGGTAAAAGGTATTGCAACAATGCATAAATCAAATGCCGTCCCAGTTATTTCACAACAAGAAGCTGAGGATATCAGCAAGATGAGGAGAAACTAATGCATAGGTTACTTGATTTTATAGAAGCTATAATTCTAGGGTTCTTTAAATTATTTGCATGGATTTTAATTCTCGGAACAATACTAATAATAGCAGGAGCCTTATAATGGAATATATTATTACACTTATCGCAGCAGTGTTTGCTTATGGAAGTGCACATGTTGCTGAAGAACAAAAACAAGGAAAGGTAATACCATTGCCTTGGGAAAAAGCTAATAACAAAACATTTGATAAATCAAATATCAAATACACAGACGGAGATAATACATAATGTACAATTTTGAAGATATAATGATTAAGCTTGATGATATGGAAGCTAAAATCGATACTCTTATCGAGAGAAAACAAAAAGAGAACAAGGAAAACACACCAGAGTATACATACGAATATTATTCATCATACTCTAATGATATCGGCGGAGAAAAGAGAAGTGCTGAAGTATGCAAAAGAGGCGATGGCGTTTGGTGTGTAGAAAAATTAATCGATGGCGAATTAATGGAATTATTACCATTACCAGGTAAGAGTGAACATTACGCTGAAGATGCAGCTGAAAATTTCGTATTATTAGCTTAAGTTACATGACCGGGTCTCATCAACGCACTCCTTATCACCCGCGGAGACCTGGTCACTTTACATTCAATGAAAAATGTGTTATAATATATAAATCAACAATTAAGGAGAAATATGGTAGTTAAAAAAAGAAAAAGAGGTCCAAGTCTAGATGAAAAATATCTAGGAGCAGAACCAATCTTTACCCCAGAACAGGATAATACCGATATGAGAGCTTGGACAAAAGCTACACATTGGTATAATTATTTTTATAAATCAAAAGATTATATGCCAACAACCTTGCAGTTTGCAAAGGAACATTGTGGTTATAATAAAACAAAACTTTCAGTATTAAAAAGGTTACCGGCCTGGAAATATATGGAGGTCAATAAACCTATTAAATTATTATATAGAGGTTGGCCATACAATGAAGATTCTATTGGTTTAATGAAGGAATTTATTGGCGAAAGATATAAAGATGCTTTAAAGGAAAAGAAAATCGAAGAAGCCAAAAAGGCAAATGTGGTTGTTATTACCCCGGCAGAGAGAACGAGAAGAAAAGTATTGGATACCATTCATCATGATTGGGATACTGAAATAGTTGAAGGTTGGTTAGAGGGAAACTTTAAACAAAAGTTTTCTGCCTTTAATAGATTTAAAATGCATGGATTAAAAGGTAATGCAATAAACATGTTTAAGGCTTTACTAGATGCTGAACATGAAAACATCAGTGCGGCCTATGATAAATCATGTGACCAATGTGTAGAAGCTTATTCACATTTCACTAAGGGTGAGAAAAGAAAAATTTTAAAACAGTTCGAAGAAGTGTACGAGGACCTTGAAAGATTAAGGTTATCCTTTAAGGCAGCAAAAACACCTCGAACAAGAAAACCAAAATCATCAGATGCTCAAGTATCGAGGCTCAAGTATTGTACTGAAGACCTTGACTCTAAGCTTACTTCAATTAATCCGATTATGGTACCCGGTAAAAATAAATTGTTTGTTTATAATATAAAACAAAGAAAACTTATTGAATATGTAACTACTGCGACAAGTGGTTTTGAAATATCAGGTACATCAATCAAAAACTTTGATAAGAAGGAAAGCAAGTCAGCGACACTTAGAAAACCTGATGATATATTACCACAGATACTCAATAAAACTGAAAAGCAAATTGATAAAGTGTGGGATACCATTACAACGAAAATAACTAAACCAACAGGACGCATTAACGCTGACTGTATATTAATGAGGACTTTCTAATGCTATCAGTAGGAGATAAATTCCCAGCTTTCTCACTGCAGGGAATTAATGAAAAAAATGAATTTGTGAGAGTAAATATAGAAGAAGGTTACACACCACATAAACATGATTGGTCTGTAGTTTATTTCTATCCAAAGGACTTTACCTTTATCTGCCCAACAGAAATTGCAGCAATGGATTGCTTAGTTGAACATGCAAATGTAGTAGGAATCAGTGGAGACAATGAGTTCTGTAAATTAGCTTGGAAAAAAGATAATGAATTAATAGGTAATATTAATCATACTCTTGCAGCTGATTGTGGATTAGGATTATCAAATACTTTAGGTATTGTTAACGAAGAGGAAGGAGTTTGTTATAGAGCAACTTTTATCTTTGATAGGGATAGAACTATTCAACACGTATCTGTAAATGCTCTTGATACTGGCAGAAGTGCAAAAGAAGTATTAAGAACATTACAAGCATTACAAGCTGGTGGTTTAACTGGCTGTTCATTTGAGGTTGGCGATGAGTTTGTCGGTTGAAATAGAAGGTAAAATTATGACCAAAAAGAGATTCTCTATGGCGGTTGAGAAAATAGTGGCAACTAGACCAGGTGTTTCATACATTGATGCGGCAATTGCCATCATAGAGGACAGAGGTATGGATTATTCTAATTTAAAAAGGTTATTATCACCATCGCTTAAATCTAAAATTGAAGAAGAAGCTTCTGGCTTAAATTTAATTAAAGGCGAAAAGAAGAATAAATTACCTATATGATAGACCCATTTGATTCCTATAAATTATATAATGCATTAAAGTTACATTTTGAAACTGATTACGATGCATTAAAATATAATTTTAAAACTAATGTTTCTGCAAAATCATTTCTGAATCGAAGAGATAAATATTTCTTTGCCAAGATAGCAAAAACATATGAAAAGGACTTAAAAGGATACTATGTAGCTAACTTTAAAAACGATGTCTCCTATGTAGGAGAAATGGTCAATGAAGTTGGCGAAACTAATTATATCAAACATAGAAAAACACTTGAATCATTATCGCGTGTGTTTCAAAATGATATAAATAAACTAACAGAAGAACAACCAGAGTTTGATGACCTATTCAAATCCGAAGATGGTCAACACCCACTGGTAATTCAACTGTGGATGCAAGAAGAGATTAGTTTAGAGACTATTGTTATTCTTAATTCCTTGATAGGGTTTATACCTAGAGAATCCAAACTAATATCAGATACATTAATTTGGCCTGATATTAAAAGGAAAATCGAAAAGTATAGTCCCTTTGT